GACAGCATCATGGTGACCGGAAACATAAAACGCCAAGACTGGGAGGATAAAAAAACTGGCGATAAACGCAGCAAGCACATATTGGCTGTTAGCAGGTTTGAATTTTTACCAAGGGCTGCTAATAATACAAGCGAACTCGACGCTTTTTAACCCATGACTGCTGATGCAATGCGCGACTACCTAGAGGCCATCTCTAGGTATCCGTTGCTCTCAACACAGCAGGAGATACAGTTGGCACGTAAAATCGCGCAGTACATGGAGCTGCGCGATAACACTAACCCAACACCTGCTGAGCAACGGCTGATAAAAGCTGGCCTTAAGGCACGGGCTACCATGGTAAACTGCAATTTACGTTTGGTTGTACATATTGCCAAGCGTTATACAGGCAGAATTAAATCAATGGATATGTTGGATTTATGCCAGGAGGGTAATATTGGCTTGCAACGTGCAGCAGAAAAATTTGATGCATCACGTGGGTATAAGTTTTCGACCTATGCGTACTGGTGGATACGGCAATCATTAAAACGTGCTATTGACAGCAAGGAACGCATGATAAAAATACCGATTCACATAATAGACCGTACGTTTAAAGCATTACAGATTGAAACAGAATACATGAAAGAACATGGCCGCAAGCCAAGTAAAACAGAATTAGCTCAAGTTATGGGTTTAACAATAGAGCAATTACTAGCATTAGTCGATTGCAATAGCGCTCATATTAGTTTAGATGAACTGATAACAGATGACGGCAACTCATTGCTTGATTTAATTGCTAGCCCTGAAGTGGATATTGATTTTGATTTGGACCGTAGCAAGGAACACGTGCAGCTTGCACTGTCTTATTTAACTGATATGGAGCAAGATATGATAAATAAACGTTACAATGAAGATTTAACTTTAACAGCTATTGCAAAGGAGCATAATGTATGCCGCGAGCGTATAAGGCAACGCATGGCACGAACGCATCGTAGATTAAATAGATTAATGTCTAAATCACACGTCTCCACCACGGGCGTTTTGATTGTTGAAGATATAAAGTAGCTTCTAAAGCAGCAATATGATGTACGGCTTGCTTTATTAATTTAGATTGATGTGCGTTTTGTTTTATTAAGTTACTGCATAATTTAGCGACCTGTTCACGGTCAGGGCAGTTCAAGGCGATTCTGCTCTGGCCTTCGAGTGCAAGCTGCTCCTCTAGACTAAGCTGCACCACCATCCACTCCATCATCACTACATTTAGCAGTTATCCGCATTCTAACAATGAAAACACCAACTATCAAGCGCGTTAAGTCTAAAGACGGCCATTATGTATGGCAGGTAACGTATGCTGGCATGTGTAAAGAACACGTTCAATCTTGGCAGGCTATGGTATTTTATCATCAGGCGTTGGAATGCTATCACAACGACGCAGGTAACTTAAAAGCTTTATTGCACGGCCCAGATCCCAGCAATCATGATTAGTCCACCAGCTCCACAGTTCAGAATGGCCTTTTTGGCGATTGTGTAAACTACAGCACGGCGCTAGGTTAGCCCTACTGGTATGGCCGCCATTCTTTTTTGGCACTAAATGATCAAGTGTTATGTTATCAAATTGTTCACCGCAGATGTAGCACCTGCTGTCCCATTCTTCAATAATAGATTTACGGAATTTGTGTTTAGTTACCTTACGACTGACTAACTCGGTCTCGTTGATGTGATGATTCATGAGGCTCCGGCATTTCGTAGGGAAGCACCTCATAATCAAGGAGGTGAGCGTTTGACTGTGCGATTTCTTCGAGTCTGGCTGCGATGCCGATTGCTACATCATCTGATGAATACTCGCTATCCACTACCATCATGGCGCTTATCTCGACTAGGTAGCGGTTCATGTTGCAGGCTCACAGGTAATTTCGACGCCGGTACTATTGCGTGGTCTTAGCTTTAACCAAATGCCTCCTAAACTTTTTGGCATTACTATTTTTTCAATTGCAAATCCACCACCGCCTTTAAATTCTTGTTTATAAGTGCCCGTTTGGATATGCCATCGTTGTTCTATACGCTGCTCCCCTTTGTTGTTTATACGATAGCAAGGATGAGCAACAATTGTGCGTTCATGATTATGACCATTTACGATGACATCAGCGTCTGGCATAATGCTGGCATAGCGACCACCGCCAAGTGTACCTTTTGTTATTACACCACCCCAAGTGCCATGATGATAACCAAGCGTTAAACGCCTAATTTTTTCTTGTCTTTGTTGTGCGCCAGTATTACCTTCTTGGTAAAACGTAAACCAAATAAAGCCCTGATAACGCATGTGTTCTACAGGGCTGCCGCTGTCGCGCATGATGCGCACTACGTTACCAAGTGGGTCAATTTCGTTGTGGTTAATGATTGCTGTTTCATGGTTACCGTCTGACATCATTAAGATGTCATCTTGCCACGGTTTCAGCCAGGTTGCAGTTTCGTTAAATACTAGGTCAAAATAATTGCCGCCTAAATGTTCTGGCCTTATATCGCCTTTGCTGCCACGTCTATCTTTTTTGCCTTGCATTAGGCACATTACATCACCAAAGAAAAGCGCCTTACCTTTACGTTCTTTCATTTCATCTAGATGCTTTTTGAAAAGCTTACGGTCGCATTTTGGATTATCTAGGTGAATGTCGGATGCAAGAAAGAAATTATATTGCGTTGTAGTTGAGGTATAGGGAATTCGTATTTCAGTTAATTCTGGGCTGTGGCGGATTACCTCGCATTTCATGGCTTCACCAACAGCGCCCAGCCTGTAGATGCGCCATCAACTTCCCACCTGCGATTAAAGCGGGGTTTGCTGTATTTCACACCTGCGCCTTTGGTGTGGTTCACGTAGCCGCCGTTGATGAGATCTGCCTCGCCGTTGGGATCGTTCAGTATCCAATAATCTGGATCAAAGCCGATGATTACGCTCCAGTGGCCGCCACCAATTGGTGCGTTGTATGGCCCTTGGTGTAGCCATCCCACGGCAACAGGTCTGTTAGCACGTATCTCCGCCTCTAATAGGCCAGGTGCGCAGTTGGTCACAAACCTTGAATTTGTGAGTCCTAGTGCCCGTAATGCAAGCACCTGGGCCTGTGCGTCGGTGGTATCACCAAACTGGGAACGGATGGCATTGTATTCATCATCACTTTTTACCTTGCCGTGGTAGCGGGCAATCATGGCGCAACTGCTGGAGAAGCATTCGCGGTAACCGGTGCCAGATTTATTGTCGAGCTGGTACTCATAGGGCACCTTCAGTAGTACTGATGTTGCCTTTTGGCTGATGCCCCAGAGTTTTGCCTCGGCTTCACGTCTACGGCGGAGGCCAGGTTCTGCTGATGTACCAGCATTTACGTATAGCATTAATGCCGCTGGTACGGCGTCATAGTTTGCCGTATGTAGCGCCTTCGATATTGTTTCGAAGCCTTCGCTGCCGTAGAAATGCCAACCTACGTTATAGGCAAACGAAATCAACGCATTTTGCCTCTGCGCTGATAACGTCTTCCAGCCTGGAATACTTTTAGCTAGTGCTGGTACTACTTGAGTTTCCAGCATGTTATCCAGCAATCCATCAGCAGCATCGCGTGTGATGGTATCGCCGATTTTTACTGTTGCGCCATCAGGCCATCTAGTGGTGCCCCAGCCGATGGTTGGCACACCGGCAGGACAAATGTATGCTACATCACTAAAACCTTCAAACTCGCGGATTAAATTAGCGGCCTGCTGCCATGCCAATGTGGTTTTGGGCGCTGGGTCAGCCCTGAATTTATCAAGAAATGTTTTCTGTTCATCTGGTGCTAATAACTCCCATGCCCAGTTCCATGCCGCCTGCTGGTGGGGCAATGGCGTTGGCTTGGTTGTATTTTTTGCCGCTGCCAGGAAATTGCTCATCAGCGGCGCTTAGGAAATGCCAACCGCGCAAACTGGAGCAACAACTGAATCCAGCTATTGGATTTTAATGGTGATAATGCAATCAACTCTGAGCCAGCGGCCACCACAATGGCAATAGCAGCAACTTGGGAGGCGTCCACGAAACTGTGGCAAACGTCACATTCAGTCTAGCTGCTATCTAACCTCTAGCTTACTAACGCGATTCTCGACCTGATTAAGTCGCTGGAACATCTCACGGTTTGTCGTTTTTATGTCCACATGCAAAATCTCAAGCGACGTGGCAATATGCTCTACTGCACTGGTGAGGCGCACGATGGCAGCAGATGCCTCCTCATTACGCCTAGAAAATCCAAACATCCCCATCGCTGCCACACTGATGCTTGCGCCTGCGATTGCTGCTACTAGCTCGATCATGGGCAGCAGCGGCAATGGGTCTCAACTATGCGCTCATTCTAACGGCTCAGGATCCTGTCGAAGTGCTGCCATTGCTAAAAAGCATCACCCCGTCAGTAGGAGCAGGCTCAAGGATAGGATCCCAAGAGTTGTACGCATTGCTTGTAATGTACGCCGCTAATTCAGCGGTAGTAGTGGTGGCATTAATCGCTGTGATCTTACCACCTGCCACATCTCTAATTCGTTGGCGTTCAGCTTTAGTTTCAGCCGACATCACGGTGCCGTTATCAGCCTCGCGGATCACTTGCCAATCAGTTTCGCGCAGCATGGCATTGGCATTAGCACGAACGTTGCTGATATATTCCACAACTAATGGCGCATGTTCTTTCCAGATCAGTTCGTTATCTTCGTCATGGCCCCAGCACCAACGTTGGTCATACCAAGCGGGTTCTGGCAGCGGGCCTTCAATTTCACGTTCAGCCCTATCTTCTGCGCTAGATAGTTTTAGCCAATTGTTTGGGTATTGAATTTCATTTAAAGTAAATGCCATGTCTGTGGACACGGTGCGTCCATTAGGGAGTTGATAGGTAGCCATGTGTCCTCAGGGATTGGTTTGTGCGCGGGCAAACTTAAATTTGCTGCCCGTGGTGGTAATTAAATAGGTGTTACTGCCTGCTGTGTTATAGCTACTACTGCTAGTCCGTAGTTTAAAGCCATTAGATAACTTATCAGCATGGGTGGCGAATGTCACCGCATTACTGTTAATAGTCATGGCAGTTGGTACACCGTTTAAATAAACAACAGGTCCATCAGCGTTTGCATTACCAGTAAAACTACCGCTGGTAGTGATGGTGCCTTCTGGCAGATTCTGTGTGCAGAGTGCCTTAAAGCCTGATGGTGCGGTGTAAGCAAATGCGCGTTGGCCGAAGTTTGCAAAAGTACCTGTACTGGGGTTTCCGGTGTATCCAGCTCTAACACTGGGTCTAAACGATCCAGTAAGGCTGCTAAATGCCGTTCCTTGACTTACACCGTTCTTGTAAAAGACAAGGGTTCCGGCGTCCATATTCAAGGCAACCCCAATAACATCTCCAGAGCTAAAAGTTGCGCCATAAGCAGAAGCGCTACCATTATTGTATTTGTAGCCGTTGATCTGGTTGTACCCATATGAATCTGCTGTTGCACCTGGGTAGCTAGTTGCTCGACTAGATGTAGACCAAAGGCCAATCATGTCACCGTTTGATGCGCTAGCGGTTACTTCCCAATAGTATTTCCCAGAAGAAACGGCAATGGTTCCATTTACGCTTCCAAAATCGTTTGCCCCAGACGCTTGAAGATTTCCGTTAGCTAGTGTTGTAGCAGAAAGGTCCAGCGGACTCCAGGTGCAATAGTTCCCCCTCACTTCAGCGCCTACGCCCGTGTGGGTCCCGTAATTAGTGGGTGAATCAACAAGGGAATCGTTGCCAACACCAGCAGTAACACTAAAGTTATTCGGCGTAAAGTTATTCCCATTTGGACTAGTATCCTTCCCTAGTGTCGCCGCAGTGTTGCTGGAGTTATCAGCAAACAATAGATTGAAGCCATTCGTGCCATAACTGCCGGTGTATGTTTTTGGTATTAGTTGCCCAGTAGTGGCATCGGTTTCGGTGAAACTGCTGGGAGTTAATGCTTGGCCGTCGATAAAGTGAATGTTGGTGAGGTAGCCATTAAAATAATTGGCAGTATTAGCTGCCCCAATCTGGTGAGCAACTGCTGTATTAAAGACGCTGCTAGTTGCTGTTGCAGTACCAACGCTGACGTTATTCACGTAAAGAGTGTGCGACGTTCCGCTCTGCGTCCAGACTATGTGATACCATGCAGACGGATCGCGAAACACGGTAGTTGTGGTTAGCGCACTTGTGCCGCCAAAGGTCAGGTTTAACGCATCACCTGTCGTAAAGCCAAGGCTGTGGTTGGTTGATACTCCAAACAAGTGGCGTGTTGTACTTAGTATTCCGAGTTTGACCCAACCGGCCCATGTAAAAGTGTTTTGCGTGGTTGGAGAGCCATAAGTTCGATTTAAATAAGCCGAGTCTGCTGAATTAAGACGTATTGAACGCTCTATCTGCAAACCACCAGCGCTTTTTAGCAACAGCGGATTAGCACTTCCAGGAATCATTAGCTCAAGTTGCTGATAAGGGTGGCAGTAATTTTAGTGCTTGATTGCACTGCATACACCAGGCAGTCAACCGATGCTGCCGCAGTGCTAAGGGTTGGTGCGGTGCCACCAGTGAAGTCCCACTGCGAACCATAAGCTAATGTCCGACTACCGGTGCCATCCTGTGTAATCCAAATACAGCCAGATTGACCAGCAGTTTGGTTTGATGGATTAGCTAATGTGCGGTTACCACCAAGCGTAACTGAGAAGTTATTGGCTGCCGCAAAATCTGCGGTAATTGTTGCACCGTCAGTAAGAGCACTAATTGATCCACGTTGCGCTGCCGTAAATGTTTGAGCTGTTGCTAGTGCAGCATAAGTTGCCCAGCTCAAAGTGCCGCTGCCGTTAGTGCTTAGTGCTTGTGCAGAAGTCCCATCCGTCGCCGGTAATGTCCATAGCACATCAGCCGCAATTGTTGCTGGTGCCTGGAATCCAACGTAGTTTGTACCGTTAGCAGTTGCTTCGCGGAATCGGGCATCAACCTGGTTATCTAAAATTACATTACCAGTTAATGTGCCGCCTGCTAATGGCAATGCAGCAGTAGCTAAATCGAATGCCGCCTTTACTGCTGTTGGCGTGGCAGCTAATACGCTGCTAGTAGTGCTGGTGCTATCGCTTAACTGCACCGCGCCAACCACGCTTGTGGTCGCGGCAACAATTTTGCTACCTGCAATGGCAGCAGATGCGTTTATGTCTGCGTTGACGATTACGCCGCTAGCAATAGCGGTAACACCCGTGTTGCTGATGGTTACATCACCTGTTACTGCGGTGCTAGTCGCTACGTTGGCACTGCTGCCTAGTACAATATTACCACTAGTCAGCGTCGCAAGCTTGCTGTAAGCGATAGCCGCCGCCGATGCAATATCAGCATTAACCAGTGGATAGGCGCTTACCTGGCTCCATGGCGTATAACTCAGTGAGGTCCAAGCCGTGCTGCCAGTGCCCAGTTTTATTTTGTTCGTATCAGACTCAATCCCAATCTCGCCTGCTAGCAACGTTGGGTTTGCGCTTGTCCAGTTAGCAGCAGTATCACGCCGCTGCTTTTGCAGTGCTGACAGTGTAATGCTCATGCGGCACCTGTAGGGGCAATGATATAATCACGCGCAGGAGATACTGCCGCGCCATTTGATTCTAGTATATATTCCCTTGCAGGGCTCGCAGGTGCCAACTCTGCGTCATATACTAAATTACCAGTATCAATCGGTATCGTTTCAAGATTTATCTCGACCGAGAATCTATCACATGTTACATCTGTAATTGATGGCGGTGATACATAATGCCATGCAAAATCGCTAAGCAATGCAACTGGCGGTGTAACATACCCTGACCATATTTCAGGAGATAAAAAGAAAATCTCGAATGTGCCTTCACTATCGAAATAATGTGTTTTTAATAATTCCATATCTGTTTCATTTATATAATCAAACGATAAAGTTAAACTTTGCGCAATCCTGCGGTTGCCTTGTCTAAACCTTGTTTGCTGACCTGCAACACTAAATTTTGCTGATTGCGGTACATTGCCAGGACTGTAAATCCTTGTTGATGGCGCAAGCGGTGGGAATGTAGCCATGATTAAACTACCGCAGCAATAAGTTCAATAACTAAACTATAACGCAATGGCGATGGAGTATCAACTGAAAAGCTAGCCGCATAGCGCCATTCGTAGTCAACCACGCTAACTGGTATGGACGTATATCCATCCCATACTATAGATGGCAAATCGAATGGGATCAACGTGCCTTCTTGCCCTGCGTAATGGGTATATATTAATTGCAGTTCAGTTTCGGTTATGTATTGATAACTTAAATTTAATCGTTGATCAATTCGTTTAGTGCCTCTTAGGAATCTTACATTTGCCCCGCTTAATGCGTTGAAAATACCTTGTGGATAATCGCCAAGCAATAATGAACGGGCTGTTGGCTTTAATGCAGGAAAGGTAGCCATTAGATTACCTCGAATGTTCCGTTTAATATTTCATCGCTTATAATACTAACATTACTTGCATCAAGCGGGAAGTGTTCCGCTGCAATTAATGTTACACCAAAAGCCTCATGCTTAATATCAGTTACTTGGTAGTGTTCTATCTCAGTGCGGTTGTCGCCCTGGCTATTAATTCGCTGTCGTTGCACTTTTATAATATCAGTTGGTTTTAGCGCAATGGTTAGCAATGGCGTTTGCAATGATATGCCATGCGTTGAATGCTTGCGTTTTGCTAATTCGTACTTGCCATACATCGTGGCATGAGTAGCGCTAGTGCAAAAATCAGTCATATCATACTGAATAATTGGCGCATCAGTATCAGTTGTAGTGTATCTAATGCTAGTAGTTCTTTGTATACCAATAATAAGCGGGTCTGCTTCACGCCATAGTAATGACACGCGCGTATTACGTCGTTCATTTAAATCAAAATACGTTTTACTATAGCTGCCGGGTAGTATATTATCTTCATCAAATACAATCACAGGTGTTATTGCGGTTGTTTTAATTGCATAACTGCCGTTTAAAGGCAGCAGCGGTTGCAATTGGTATTGGCCGCCATTAGAAATAAACAATAATAGAAAGTATGGTGCAACGCTAGATATATAATCAATTATATTTACAGATTGCTCTAGCATCCCGTTAAAATGCAACCCATACTGATTAGCAAATGTTGCTAAATTTTGCATATTAGTTGCATCAATTGGCTTTGCAATGTCAAATGTAGCGCTGCCATTAGCGCGTTTTAACTGCGTAAATAACAGCATCGCAAAATCTACAAATTGATTGCTTGGCCCGACGGCATATTGACCCGAAACCAAACCGCCGCTATAAAGGTCTACATTAACGCCATTTTCATAATATAAACAAATCTGTCTAGTAGTTGATGGATAACTGCCATTGTCTGGCGGGTCATATATATTGCCATTAATCTCAAGGAATGTAATATCTGCAAAGTTTGTATAATCTGCTGTGCTAGGTGGCGCATTAGGGTTAGCAAATTCGCTTAGAAATTCTTCGTATTGCACACCGTCAAGTGTGCCTGTGCTTGCAGGCAGTGCAGTATTGTAAGGATTAACAAGTGCAATGTTTTCATATTTAAATGTTGGCGTACCTGTTAAACCCTGCCCTGTCCAAATTGTAGGGTTTGGGGCAGTCAGCCCACTGCTAGGAGATGTCTCAATTACACCTACTGCATTTGGTACGTTAGTGGTAAAATTTAAATTCCAATATGCAAAAGTTGTAGAAGGGCTTGTGATTCCAACTGCTGTTAACCAAGCAGTTGTAACATCCGATCCGGTTGCGTTATCAAATACTGTAACATTAGCAAATGATGTTTTCAAAACTGCGTTAGTAGTGTCGCCAGCACCTCTAGTAATTGACTTGAGTCTATTGTAAAAATTCAAGTAATCCGGGTTGCGCTCAATATAAGTTCCAGTGCTTATTAATGGTCCAATAAAACTGTAAGTATTAATGCCGCAATATATATTGCCAGAATTTATTGGGCACGTATTAGTCGCTGCTGCTAATGTCGCGACTGTTTCGTAGTAATGAGTTAAAGTAATTGTTTGATCTGTCAAAAACTTTATATTTCTATTGCCCACCCATGCGTAATGTTTTGCAGGGCTGCTAGCCATTTCGCCTTGGCTTATCGCATAAAGGAAGCTGCCTACAAAATTATTTGAACCTGTCTTAATCATCGGCGGTTGTATCCATGTGCCGCCTGCATTGGAAACACGCTTGCAAAATACAATTGGGACCGTATCGCCAGCAGTTGCAACAGTTTGTTCTTTACTAATATCAGGTTGTGGTTTTTTGCTTTTTGTTGGTAAATTATCATTTGCAACCGCAGATTCACCAACTGGTGATTTAATTTGCGCTCTTGCTGCTAATATTTTTGCGTTATGTTGTCTTGCCCCTGCATTGAATTCAGCTACTTGCGTTGATGTCCCTATGAAATAATTCGCAAACTCGTCATTACCATAATTGCCAGAATTGAAAGGCAGTGGCGAACCAACTATGTATTCTGGCGCAACAGTATTTCCTGCTCCTGCCATGGCTAATCCTCCTTTTTATATTTAAAAATTGCAGCCGTCATCAATTGCATGTCAGAAATAAAATTACCGCCTTGAGTTGTTACCACCTTAGTGCTGCCTTTCAGATGCTCGCCATCTGGCGTTTCATATATTGGCATGTCATCTATAACTTTAAATACTACGCCATTGCGTGTTGTGCCATCAGCGCAGGTAACGCTTAAATCAAAGCCAATTACGATCTCAGTCATATGCCTATCACCCTTAGCAGCATGTCTGCTGTGATTTTGCGTGTTGGCACCTGTGATTTCAATTTGTTTATTGATGGATTTATTACCCAATCTACCGCTTCATCGCCAAGTGATGCGGATTCAATGCTGCCAATATATCTGCTTATTAGCTGTGCACTAGATCCATCAAACGAATCTTCGCCTGCATCTTGGATATAAAGTGATGCAATAATCAAATTATCATTTTCCATTGCCGATTCAGTAATATCTACAATATTAGCAATTGCTGCAACTGACACTGTTAAATTATTTACGCTTGCTGCTAATGTTGAGCCGTAACCATTCGCCTCAAATGCAAGATAACCATAGGCGCTGTCGATGTCGGTGTCAATAGTAGCGATTTGCGGCACCTGGTAAAAATTTTGCCATTGCCCTTGAGGTGCGCGTTTACCAGTTATTGGATCGCGTACATTACTGCGATCTTCGTAATATTCTAGGAAGCTCATAATATCATAATTAGCCATTATGCCATCCCCACCTGTCCGCGAAAATTAATGTCATTGCGCAAGATGTTTAAAGTTTGCCTGATGCCTGATTGTACTGCACGACCTAAGTCTTGAGTGGTTACATAGTTTTCGCCACCCATTTGCACTACTGGCCCAGTTTGGATACTTACCTGCGGCTTGATAGTAGCGCTCGTGGATAGCCCACTTTGCGCCATCCTTGATGGTCCCACAACACCGCCATTAGCGAATGCTGGTATTACCGCTCCACCGCGTGCGCCGCTCATGTAGTTAGCGCTTGCGCGCGCCATCTTAGATTCAGGAATTATATATTCGCGCTCACCGCCTTCACCCACCATCGCAAGGGTAGGCCCGTTTACTACGCCGCCTTGGGCAAATCTTGGCAATTGAGGCTGGGGTAAATAATCAATTTTTGGCAACTTTAAAGTTGCTAACGCTCGGTTAGCACCTTGGATTACGTTATTGATTGCGTTTACTACACTGCTTATAGCATTCCCAATACCATTTAGAATGCTGTTCACTATGCCTTTCATCGTTTGCATAGCAATTTCAAATGGTTTTGTAATTGCATCTTTAATTGATTGGAACGCAATACCAATATTTTTTATCATGCCGGTTATTGTGTCTTGCACTGGCTTAATAAATTTTTCACTTATAAAAGTTGTAACTGCTGTGAATACTTTTTTGGCTGGTTCTATGAAATTTGTATTAATGTATTGGTACGCCGCAGTTGCAAAGCCTGATATAGCCGTTGCCGTTGGCTTAATAAAATTTTCAACAATATATTGCGTTAACGCTGCGTGAGCGTCCATGTAAGGCTTTATAAAATTATTGTATATCATTGTAAAAAATTGTTTATACAATTCGACAATTGCATTAATCGCTGCGCCAACCTGGTCCCTAAACGCATATATCGCAACGCCTGCTGCTATCAGCAATGCTGCCCAACCTACAGGCCCCGTGAATACCCCGACCAAAATAGTTCCTAGCCCACTTAATGCGCTGCCAATAGCAGTCACAACAGGACCTAATGCGCCAAGGTATCCAGCGATAGTGGCAAGCGGTGCGCCAACACCTGCAAGAGTTAGCCCCAAAGCTTTAAATGAATATATAAAGCTAGCAATGGCCGGCGCGACCGCAACAATACCGGCGAAGGCGCCGCCTAGTGTTCCTAGTATCGGCCCAAGCCCAGGAACGTTTTTCAGCAGCCATGTGAAGCCTTCGATTATTGGTGTTAGCGCTTGGATTAATTTTGTTAATGCTGGCGCTAACGATTGCCCAAATGTAATCGCCAATATATTTACATTATTCTCAGCCAATTTCGCCTGCTGCGTTGCAGTTTGCAACCGTTTAAAATATTCATCTTGAGTTGAGCCGGCATATTTTGATTTATCGCCAACCATCTCTAATGCTTTTGATAATAGCTCAGTGTTTTCTATCAAAGGCATTAAGCCTTTCGCTTCGTCGCCGAATAAATCGGAAACCACAGACAGTTGCAACTCGCGAGGTAAAGCTCGTATTTTTTTGAATATATCTGTAATAGTTCCAATAGCATCTGTTTGCAAGTTCTTGGCTAATGTGGTAGCTACTTCTTTAGATAATTCTACTGCTGCTGCTTTTGCTTGCTCCTTTGCTTCTTTAAGTCGTGACGCTTCAAGCCGCTTAAGCTCTTCGAACCGCTGAGTTGTCCCATTAATTTCAATTTCTTTTTGGTCATCCAAGGAATCTCTAACACGTTGCAGATTATCCCTGTCAAACCTTTGCTTTTCCTTTAATTCGCGGTCAGTTGCATCTCTTACGGCATCAACGCGTTCGTCATAGAATTGATTAATTCTTGCAATTTCAAAATCTTCTGAAGTATTATTAGCCAGTGCCCTTTGCTTCGCACCATCAATTTCATTTTTCCTTTGTGCTTCTAAACCTTTAATCTGTGCGTCTTGTCTTTTGGTAAGAGATTTTCTATATGCCTCACTTTCATCATCAAACGCGTCCTGAGTTACTGTTAAAGTATCTCTATACCTGCGGTCAATTTCTTTCTTGAGTTGGTTCGTTTCAAGCTCAGCAGCGGCAAGTCTCTGACGGCTTTCTTCTTCAACTGCTTCTGTATGTTTTTTCTCATATTCGGCTGCCGACTCCGAAGCAAACCCTAATTTTCCTAATGCTGATATTTGCCTTTCTGTCATGCTTTCGCCTCTTCCTAATGCTTTCACCATATTATTAAAACTTGTTGCTGCAACCTCAGTATTGACCCCAGCCGAAACCATCGCGGCGCCAAAAGCTGCGGTTTGTTCTGCGCTAAGACCCGCAATTTTACCAGCGCTGCCAGACCTTAAAACAAATTCAACTAAGTCGCCTGCTGTTGACGCTGTGTTATTACTTAAATGATTCATTGCGTCGGCAAGATTAACTAAATCAGGCTGCGCCAATCCCAGAGATGTTTTAATTTTTGCTAATGCAGTAGCTGCATCCCCTGCGGTTAAATCAAAAGCAATACTAACCTGGCCTACGGTTTCAGCAAATTCTTTTATTTCTGCTGCCGAAATACCGGCGGAACCTGCGGCTTCAAAAATATCTGCAATTCCTTTTGCTGCAATAGGCATTCTTTTGGATAGCTCAAATATATCGCTTTCCATCGCTTTAAAAGCTGTTGGATTTTCTAAGCCATCAACAACTTTGCGAACGCCTGCCA